TCTTCTACGATCTTTGTTCTTGCAACTCTAAAGATGTCATCAATGTTTGTAGCAGTAACTGTAATATCTCCAGCTCCTTCTCCAATATCAACTCCATCAATTGTATTCCCTGCATTAGCATATTCTGCCCATGCTGCTGCTTCAAGAGTATCAAGCAAGATTTGTGCTTGTCTTGTAGCTCTTTCCATTTGCATGTCATACCCTGTTTGTGCAATGTCAGCTCTATCAATGAACTCTGGTGATACATAAGTTGTAGCAATCTCAAGAGTTTCATTTGTAACTGTCCAATCATTGTATGTATACTGTGCTCCTCTTGTGTAAGAGTCAGCTGTAGCAACATTTTGGTAAGGGTTATTAATTGTCTTTCTTTCTGTGTAAGTAATAGTACAGATCTCATCCCAGTATTTTGCTTCGTCTAGTTTCTCCTGTAGCTTTACTTTCCATTCTTCTTTATAAACGACTGTATTTGCCATATATTAATGAATAGTTAATTGTTAAATTTGTTCTTACTTTTTAATGAAGAATATCTTGCATTAACAACATCTCTTCTAAGTTGAACATTCTCTTTTGGAGGTAGTTCACCTTTGTTAATCCAGTATGTAACTTCATCTTTAGTTGTACTCCCTCTCTTCTTTTTAGTTGGTAAAGCATCTGCAACTTTTCTAGCTTCTTGCAAGCTACTTATCCTTTCTTTTATAAAAGAATCATTTACTGCTTCGTCTAGGTCCAGTCCCATATTCTTTGCTAACTTTTGTACTTCTGCTTGATCATTAGCATCAGTATAACCAGCTGAATTTAGAAACCCCTTCTCAATTAGAGAAGTATCAGGAGCATCCTTCTTTGTAGAAGTCTTGCTCTTTAAACGATCTCTCTCTGCTTTATAACGAGATAACTTTTCAGTCATTTCTCTATGCTCTTCAGCTGTTAAAGTAACTTTATCTGTTTCTTCAGAGTCTTCATCTTGTGAAGTTTCATCTGTAGTATCAGCACCAGTATCTTCAAACTTTTCTTCTTGCTCATTTAAGTTTTCACTCATGTTTTGTCATGTTAGTTAATATCTCATTTTGATAGGTTTTGTCCTAAGTAGTTTACTACTATACAAAAGTTCCGATCTAGGTATTAGATCACTTTTACAGTCTAAACTACACTATTTTTTTATTTTGAATCTTCTTCTTCCTCTTCTGATACTATTTCTTCAATCATATCAAAAACAGTATCAATCTTAGCTGGAGTAATATCTATTGAAGCAAGAGCTAGAGCTTCTATAAGAATCTTTTTAAAAGCCTGCTCTTGATCTTCCAATAGTAAGAACTTATTGATAATGTTTTTATCTTTATCTGTTACTATCATATTATTGTTGTGGTTCAGCTCCCATACTTGTTTCTGGAACTTGAGTTGGTGCTGTAGCTTGAGGAGCATCAGGGATTGATAATGGACTAATTCCAACACCTTGCATCAATTCTTCTAGTGCATATCTTGTTTGAGGGTTAGCTTGAATTTGAGGATTAGCTAGTAAGTTCATTATGTCTTGTTGGTTAGCTAGGAAGGCTCTCTTGTCTTTCCTCTCATCTGTAATACTTAATCTTAACTTATCATCTGCATCTTCAAAAAGATAGTCAAACTTTCCTTTAGAAAAGAATCGTGACATCTTAGTCTTCTTTAATCTCTTCATTCCTTGACTGATCTCAAAAGCCTTCTCATCTGCAATAATACCCCATCTCTCTTCTGCTGATACATCATCATATTCTCCAGAAACCAACTTATCAAATATCTTTAGTGAAGAATAATGTTCTGTAGCATCTGCATCAATTCTTCTTAGCTCTTCAAGTGAGAACGATCCTTCTGTTATGTCTTTCTTTCTAGCTCTCTTTACAAGAAAAGGAATTACATCTTCTCTATATAATTTTCTAAAGAATAAGTCCATCTCTTCTCTTCTTTGTTGATGTGGACTGTTAGCTTGATTAGCTTGTAGAACTAATCCTCTAAGAGTTTGATTTGATGGTAGATCTGCTCCTGTATTAGCAGCAAAAACAGAGTTAGCTTCATTAGCTGTTGTCTTCCAGGACTCTATGTTGTTACCAAAATTAGCCATTGCATTAGGCATAAGGTCTAACTTTGTATATGGTTTACCATCAGTATGCTCCAGGATTGTTCCAGAGTTCATCTTATCAACATTTCTTCCTTTAGCTTTGTTTCCTTTTGGTGTTTGTAGTAGAACTTTACCTGCTAGATCCATTGCCTTCTTTTCTTGTAGAGTATAATAGTTGGTCCAGGCTTGAGGTTCAAAAGTTCTCTTTCCAAGTCCTACTCCAAGTTCTCCTCTTGAGTTCTTTCCATACTTCAATCCATAATATACAGGCTTTGTTTTCTTAGCACTAAATAATCTTATAGGATCTTTGTCTTTGTCTTGCTTCTTAGATACTTCACCATCTTGAGAATCTGTATCAATCAATGTATAGATAAATACATAATCATTGAACACAAACGAATCTTCATCCTCCCAGTCTTCACCATTAAAATCTAAGTATTCCTTCCTTGAAGCAATCCCATGAAACTCAAATATGTCAAATACTTCTTCTTCTCTTGCCATTAGTATATCAATTCCATCTTGCTCCCATCCTTTTGTATCAATTAGATCAGCTTTGTTCATTGGATATTTTTCTACCTTGTCACCATTCTCAAAATCATCAATATCTGGATAGAAGTTTGCCCACTCAACAGCATGATAATTTAATGAGTTGTTTCCTCTCTCTGCTTTTAACCAAGCATAACCAAAATCACTTCTTGTTGCTTTAAACTCATCAATAGTTTCACCCCATGAAACTTCTTCCATCCATGCTTCATTCTCTCTGTTCACAATAAAAGCTAGAGGGTAATACTTAGGAAGTACAGGCTCAAGTGAAAAGTCTTTTGTATCAATATCTTCTGCAGCTTGTGCAGTTTCTCTTATAAGATTATATATATCTCTGTATGGTTTTCTTTTACCATTCTCATCCTCCTGACTTTTTGGATGTATCATAGCTAACATTAAAAAGGTACGAGCTATCTCTTCCTTTGGTTTGTATTCTACTCCATCATAAATTTCTGTTTTCCCTGTGTCCCATTTAGTAATATGTGATTGTGTTCTTGAGTGTATTAACATAAGTGTCACTATAAATTATTAAAGTTTTTTATTTTGAATTAGAATACATCATGTTGATTAAAACTATTTCTCAATCTCTGTTCTTCTAGTCTATCGTACATTTCATCAATCTGCTCTGATACTCCTGCATGGTTTCTCATCTGCCATCCAATAACAACAGCAGTCAGAAGATCATAATGTCTTGTTGCTAGTTTAGTTGCAGATTTGTAATTCTCCATATCAACAAGTGAGTAATACTTCATCTCCTCCAGGACTCTTCTATCATGGATAGTTACTTCACCATTCTCAAAAGCTGACTTGAACTCATAGAACATATTAGGTTTTGACTTAGCTGTTGTTGACCATCCAAGAACTGTTGTTACTTTATCAATTACTAATTCTCTTCTAATATGTCTGTAAACATTCTCATATATCATCTTCAATGCAGTAACAGTTGACCCTCCCATTGTATTATTATTCTCTGGAGCAACAATACATCCACCAAACATATCTCCTTGTCTTTTAATCTCATGTGCAAATACATCAGGAGCAATAGTATTACAAACATAAGTTCCTATCAGTTCTCCTTTGGTAAAGTTCCATATAGCTGTAGTAGAAGCATCCAAGCCAAGTCCTGAAGCAACATCTCCTCCAATACCATATCTCTCTCCATGTTTCATCATATCTTGCCATAACCATAACTCTCCTTGTATTCTTTTTGGATCAGTACATTTCAAGAGTTGTGCTTCAACCATATCTCTATCAAACAATAATGAGTCTGACCTTGAAGGATTGTTCATCATCTCTGCTTCAAAATTATCAATCTCTCTTTGCTTTCCTTCAATAGAAACCTTCCCTGTTTCTAGTGCTTCTTTATCAGTAAAACAATATTTCTTATCCCATGTTATATCTCCTCCTATAACTCTTCTACCTTCATAGATTGGATTTTCTACTAGAGGTATATCTCTTGCTATTGCTCTTGGATTATCTATTAGTTTATTCCAGATATGTGCTACTGATCCTGACTCTGTAATATAGTTACATAGATATAGAATAGAAGCTGTTGGACTCATTCCAGCAATAGCTTCATCAATGTGACCAATTACCTGTTCAGTCTTAGCAATAGAATCTTTTGTAGTGTTAGTTTCAAAATCATCAAACACAAACATGTCAGGTCTGATCTCTCCAAAAATTCTACCTCTGACTGACTCTTGTGTAGAGTGAGCTTCAACTCTTATCTCATTAGTAGTGATAAAGTCTGATACTCTCTTCTTAGTCTTCTTATCATGATCCTTTGCTTCATTGTATAAGTGACCATAGTCCGAGATAATCATCTTGTTAGTTTGCAGCCAATAAGCTATATCAAATAGAGCCTGCTCTGCATTTTTTTTATCAAAACTATCCCAGTTGATATATCTCTTAGTCTTATAGCAGATTGCATGAACTATCATTATTTTTGCTAGTGATGTCTTAGCTGACTCCCTGAAGGCTCTGTGCATCACCTGGTTCACATCTCCTTTGAATAGGATCTTATAATCATTGTATATCTCCTTGTGAAACTTTGCCATTGGAAAAGTGAAGAACTCACTAAAATAATAAATAGCAAAATACATAGGTTCTTTTTGAAACAGATAATACCTCTCTTCTTTTGAACCCTTCAGGATTATATCTTTTATCTTTTCATGTCTAGTCTTTTGAATCATCTAAAATGTTATCAATTATACTCTTTGTCTTTTCATTGACTTCAAAGTCAACTTTAGACTCTGAAACTTTACGATCAGCATAACCATGATTAGATGATAGGATTAACTTAGCTATTGTAGAATTATACTCATTAGATAACCCTTTATCCAATAATCTATTCTCTTGTTCATGTAATAATTTGTTTAAAGATACGGAAAATTTTGGATGTTTTTTCCACTCTTGAACAGTATCTTTATTGACTCCAAGATGATTTGCTAATCCAGCTGTTGTTGGTAACTTTACATTTAGACGATCTTTTTCATCATAACTATCCTGACACAATTTTAGATACTCCAAAACTTTTCCTGGAGTTACATCTGGATCATATTTTGTAGGTCTGCCAAGTTTAGCCATGATGTTTTATTTTAAGTCTTTTAAAATCTTTTTTATCTTCTTCTTTTTACTTACCTTCTTTTTTTTCTTTGGCACTACCTTTATCCTTCTTTCCATCACTTTCTCCCTTGCTGTTTTTATTAATTTCATCATCTGTAAATAATTTTATTTTGGCTGTTAATGTTGTTAGTGAGGGTTCTAAGACAGCAGCTATTCTTATCTTATGCTTATCTTGCAAAACCTCTAACTCCTTTGTAAACAATTCTATCTTTTTATTTTCATCTTTTATCTCTTTATTCTGCATAAGCTAATACTTTATTTAATGTTAATTCTTCCAACTCTTCATAATTTACACCTTCTAAGTGTGCTATTGATTGTGCTGTATAACTTTTGTTATATGTACTCTTAGCATCAGCACTAAGAAACTCTACCTCTGTTGGTATTACAATGTTAGCAGTACAAATAATAAAGTCTACTTCTCCTATAGTTTTAATCTCTAGGTTTGTTCTTAGGTTTGCGTTTGGGTGTACTTTTTTTAACTGGCTTAGGTTCATACTTTTTATAATTAGTTGTTAATTCTCTATGGAACATTTTTAATCTGACATTTGGATTTTGGTTACTGATCCTACAGTCTACAAGACGATATTTTAATGCAATTCTTTCAGGGACATCATACACATCAAAATCAATTTTTCTCTTCATCTTCTTTAGAGCATAGTACCTTTCATGTCCAAGTATTATTACTCCTTCAGGGTCTACAATGATAGGTAAAGGATTTTTAGCTATCTTCTCCCTCATTACTGCTCTTGTTGCCATCACTTTAGAAGTGATGTCAGAGATTGGATGTGGTTTTATGATCATCTGTGAAGTTCTTATAACATCTATTAATAGTTTCTATAGGAACATCATACTTTAGAGCTATCTGGTTAGTATTAAAATTCTTGGTTCTAATTATTGTATGTACTAAGTAGCCAAGAAACAGCTCTGATTTTTGATACTCCTGGTAAGTTTTATTGTAGCACCTATATTTACTAGGATCTGCATTAAGGTAGTGATATACAGAAGTTGGATTGATCCCGTACAATTTGTGATAAAGTCTTCCAATCGTGATCCTTTTAGCTCCACCAGAATACATCTTAATAGCAAAACTAATCTGTTTGTTGGTTAACTTCTTGTTCACATATTAATTATACCACCTGCTCTAAGTTATGGCAACCAAAAAACACCCCTAGTTTAAAGAAGGGTGTCTTTCAGTTAAAAAAAAATATGCAAATATGTAGAGGTTTGGTCCTCCCTATTTGAAAATTGTGTAGAGCAGAAGCTCCACCTCTATATACTAACATGTTGTAAGTTGGATTGCAAGTGTAGGTTTAGTGTAGTTTTAGTGTAGTTTTGAATTGGAAGAATACCCAGTAATACCAACATATATTACAGTTTTAGTGTAGTTTTGAAGAAAAATAGCTCAAACCTTTTTAATTATAGTATATTATACAGTATTTATATATATATAAAAATATAAAAGGTTTAAGATATAAAACTCCATTTCTACACTAAATAGGAAAATACCCTTTATTTGCAACCTACTTTACACATTCAAAACTACACTAAAACTACACTAAAACTACACTAAACACCTCAAAACTACACTAAAAACCTTAATTTTACACTAAAAAAACAAAAAAGAGCATTTGGAAGTAGTAGCACTACCTTCAAACACTCTTAATTGTTGATTACAAACACGAAAAAAATAACATGCTGTACTATTATTATACACATTGCAAACTCTGTGTCAAACTTCTTTTTCCACATTATACCATTTTTTCTTCCTTGCTCATGGATTAAATTTTTGTTATTATGAATAACATGATTACTAATATAATAAAAAACAACATGCACGATGACACAATTAAGAAGTTAGTAGAAGCAGGATATTCTTTTTTTAATATCCAAAGTCAAACAAAAAGAGTTTTTGCAAAGTGGAAACATTTTCAAAAAAGAAAACCAACATTTGATGAAATAAAAGAGTTCACAACAATGAGATACCAGAACTATGCAATTGTGTGTGGTGAAATTAGTGATCTTGTTGTGGTTGATGTTGATACTAAGAATGGAGGTGATCCAACCCCTTTCCAGAATCGTGGCTTTTATGAAGTAGCAACTCCTTCAGGAGGTTATCATTTTTACTTTAAATATGAAGAAGCATTGAAGAACACTTGGCACTCTTCACCAAAAACAAAAGGCTTATTAAAAGGATATGATATACAAAGCAATGATGCTCTAGTTTTTTGTCCACCTAGTCACTTTAGAGGTATGAGTGAATACAAGCTTGTAAATGATGCACCTATTGACCACATGCCTGCTGATTTACTTCTACAAATATTAGAAGAAGTGAAACCAGAAAAGGAAGTAAAAGAATATACTCCATTTACTCCAGTAAAGATTCCTGAAATGGGAAGACCTGGGGATATATTTAATGCGATTGCTTCTTGGGAAGATGTCCTCTACCCTCTTGGCTGGAAGAAGTTTGGTTCTCCACATGGTGATATACAGTATTGGACAAGACCAGGAAAAAGAAGTGGTGTATCAGCTTCAACTAATTACAAAGGAAGTGATTTACTGTTTCCTTTTACAAACCAGACAGATTTAGATGACCAAAAGGGATATACAAAGTTCAATGCTTATACAACTTTAGTACATGATGGTGATTACAAAAAAGCAGCCAAGGCACTTGTTATAGAAAATTATAAGATAGCTAACTTATTAATATAGTATGAATAAAACATTTGAAACTAAGGCAAAATTCTTAATAATGAATCAGAAAAAAGAAGAATCTGAAGTATATGAGTTAGCAAAAAAATTTGATGTAACAAAAGAAGAAGTTAAAAAGTTTTTAGAAGATCTAAGAAAAGAGAAAGCTCTGGCAGAGGCACGAAAAAAACCTAAAGTTATTTATAATACACTTGATAAAATATTTGTAGAAAAATATCCTGATATTGTAACTTACACTAGAGGAGATAATGTATCATTTTATCAATATGAGAATGGTGTATACAATGAAGTAAAGCAAAACAAAATGGAAAACTTAGTAGATTGGTTAATGGATGAACTTAGTTTATTAGAAGAGAGAGCTAATAGGACTAAAGTAAAAAATACTGTTCAAAGGATTGGATCAGTATTAGCAAGAACTCCAGGAAAAAATTTTGTAAGTGATATTAAAAGTGATGATGAACAAGAATACTTATTGAATCTAAAAAATGGACTATTAAACATGAGTACATTTGAATTGAAGGAGCATACACCAGAACACTTTTCTACAGTACAAATACCATATAAATATGATCCAGATTTTGTTGATATTCCTAAGATGGATGCTTTTATAGAATTAGTTACACATGGAGATACTACAACTGCTACAATGATACAAGATATGTTTGGTTATTGTATAGGAGATGGAAACCCTCTACATAAAGTATTTTATTTGTATGGACCAACTGCTAGGAATGGTAAGTCAACAACAGCAAAATTATTATGTTCTCTTATTGGAGAAGGAAACTTCTCAAATCTTTCACTTGAGATTTTGTCAAAACCAACATCTACATATCTAAATAATAT